TGCCATGTTCTGCTCCTTATCTGGATTAAAGTTTTTCTTGTATCCCATAAATTTATTATATGAATCAGAACCTTCAATTTCTGATTCTGGAATTTCACGATTTTCAAGTTCCTTTTCTTCCCTGATAAAATCAAAAATCTTTTCAAACCAATTTGAGTTAAATTTATATTTCTGTTTTTCCAGAACCATTTGCGGGGCTAAAGATTCTATAACTTTGTCCCAATCAAAAGAAACAAAATATTTATTGGTTACCGGTTCAATCTGGGTTTCTTTTATAATCCCGCAGTCTTTAAATTCTTTTAATTTCAAAGAAATTGAACCCTGACTTATCAAAGATTTATAGTCATTTGCTATATGGGATTGTGAAATATAAAAAAATCTTTTATTACCTTCAATTTTGGATTCTGGAGGATTATCAGAAAGTAACCATGAATAAATGTATTCCAGAATCACAATGGTAGATAATTTTAATTTATATCTGATTGTAAAATTTTCTGAAAAATATTTTGCTGTAATACTAAACATAAAAAACTCCTCGGTAAGCAATTTAATTTTCGATATGGAAAAAGCTATTTTTATCCAGATGTACGTCCAGAAATAAAAAAAGCCCTGAAAACAAAATTGCCTACCGAGGAGTCTCTTAGTTCTTTTACGTACATCTTGATTTATTATAGGAGCTGTTTTCCATGGCAACTTACCTATATGAGAAAAATATAAATTAACTTTTCAATTCTTTCAAGATTTAAATTTTTATCTGGAGAAGATTCACGTCGTAGGCGTTTATATATTCTTTAGAATATTTTATTAATATATTTATTATATTAAAGTTTAATAACCCCTTATTAAAGTTTAATAACCCTATTAAAAAATATACCCCTATAAAATTTTTATAGGGGGTATGAAATTATCATATAGGTATCACTTATTCATAGATTAATCAAACAAGAATTTTGTTTCTGAGTTGTGTGGTACCCATTTATGATGTTTTTCTTTACAATTGGTTTTGAAAACTTCCAGATATTTTATAAAAGCTTTTCTATCCTTGAATTCTTCCTCATGTCTGCAATGACCTGACTCATAATAGCAGGATAACCAATACTCAACTTCTGAGCAGAAATCATCAATAGAATGATATTCATGATTGTCAGAATCAACCCAGTCTTTGTCACAATCAAAATGGACCACATTAAATTCCAGACCATAACCATTCATAAGTTCATTAAAATATTTTGCTCCAATCGCAAGTAATTCCGATGGTCCAGAAACCAAAGCATGAAAAGCTGTATTAATCATAACATCTTTTCTTGTAGTTTTAGATTTTCCCATATAAACCTTCCTTCCCTGATTTTTGAATCTGGAATCAGGAAAAACCAGATTTAATTTCTATGCAATCATTTTCCAGCTATCAATTTTACATCTTGTAACCACGGTCTGTTTATAAGTGATTCCATTCTTGTCAATGTAATCTTTATGGTCTTTGATAGAACCACCAATGATTTCAAATTCAACTGGAACTCCTGCATCAATGGATTCTTCAATTTCAAAAAGTCTGTGATTTTCATTCCAAAGTTTAATAAAATTTTCATCCTTTGAAACACATTTTTTTTCATCTAAAGAATTTCTATAATCTTCAAAACCAGTTGGAAGATTTCTCATTTCAGAAATTAAAGATTCCCTGATTCCACGAATCATTGAACTTGGTCCATGAGAAGAAAACCAAACGATTGAATGTCCAGCTTCATCTTTCATATTCCAGAGATAAGTGTAACCAAAATCATTTTCAAAGCAATTAACTTTTTCAAGTCTTACCTTGAGCGGGTGACCTTTGAATTTATCCCCAACCTGACCAAAGTATTCATTGTTCAGGGTCTTTTCAATAAGTCTTTTTTTGGCTTCATTCTGGATAATTTTATCATGATTCTTTTTTGCAGAAATAAAACCATAGATTGCAATGCCTACAAATTTGTTTGGAATTGCGTTGCGGAGTTCTCTTACTCCCTGATTATTTGTCTTGAAGAAAGTAGCTCTTGCATTTGAAAGAAAATCATTTGCAGGATTTTCTACATTGAAAGCTTCATTCAGCCATTCTTTCATTTCAGAAAAATCAGGAGCATTTTCTGGAATCGGGTAGAAGTCTCTGAAATGTTTTCCATATTTGTCAACTGGGTCTTCAAGCCATGTTTGAACATCAGCTTTTGTTTCACCTTCTTTCTTGTAAATCTGGAGTCCGTTGGTCATAGCTAAAGTTGCTTTATATAACCACTCAATTTTTACAGAATTTGCTCTGAAAGAAAGATGTCCACAATCTTCATCAAAATCACCAATAATAGCTTCAAAGATTGATTCCAGATTTCCAATGTAATTTTCAACTGAAAAAGGAAAATAATTTGTAGCACATTTAGTACCCAGAACAATTAAATCTTCTCTTGATTCAATTTCTTTTCCAGCCTTAGAAAAAACGATGTATTTTCCACGCTTGATTTTTTTCTTGCATTCGTCACAAGAACATTCAGGAAGAAGTTTTGAAATGTTTTCATTCTTGAAAGAAAAGATTTTGTCATTTTCATTCAGGTCAACTAAAGAAACAACTCCTTCAAAATTAACTTCAATTCCCTTTAAGTTGGTCTGGTCAAAATCTGAAGAAAGTTCTACTTCATAGATTTCATCCCCATTTTCAATTGATGGTTCTTTAATGATTCTGGTCTTGATTTCTGGAAGTCCTTTTTTCTGGAACTTCTGGTTCAGCTCTGCAACTCTCTGATTAAAAAGAATCATATTTGATTCATGAATATTAATTTCAATATTTATCATATAAACCTCACTTTCCTGATTTTTAGCTGGAATCAGGAAAACCAGGATTTTATTTAGTTAAGTTTTGATTCAATTTCAGAATCTTTAATTCCAAGATAATCAAGCCAATCATGGTCAAGTTTTTCAGCAAGACCATTTACCCAAGACCAATGTGCAGTACAAGAAAAAGTAGAACCATCTTTTGCGAGTAAATCATATTTCTTGTAAAGTGGGAAAAGAGCTTTTGCAATTTCAATATTTGAAGAATTATCTGGAATGTCAATTTCTTCCAGAACATCTTCAATTTCCTGCTCGATTGGTTCAAAGAAAAGATGTCCAATAAAAAGCTTTTCATTTTTCTTTGCTACGGGTTCAATCTTTGTTTCTTCCAGAATCTTGTCATAAATCTTTGCAATCATTAATTTCATATAAACCTCACTTATAGGTTAGTTTCCTATCCTATAATTAAGATTATAAACTACTTTATATTTTTAATCAACAATTTTCTATAAAAAATATTTTCCTGCTCCTATAATAAAACAAAGGAAGGTGAAATCATGAAAAAGGGTGATATTGTTTATAATAAGATTTTTGGAGCTGGAAAAATCATTAAAATCTTTCCAGATTCTGCAATCATTAAATTTGATTCTCTGAAAACTATCAGGACAATTAAATCTGGATTTTTTAAGAAGGTGATTTAATTATGAAGAAATCAATTTTCAAAATAATTAAACAAATCAGAATAAAACATAAACTTAAAAAGATTCATTCAAAATGTTTATATTGTAGCAGTACAATGAGAATGTTTTGCAGAAATATACCAATGCATTGTCGTGGCCCTCATTATTGGTAAAAAGGAAATTTAATCATGATTGAAAAATTATTTTTGAATGGAGTGGAAATAAAAAGAGCTGAATCTTTTGAACTTCCAGAATTAGAAAACAAAATAGATTTTCCACTTAGTAACAAAGGTGAATTGAATTTTACCTTTGATTTGAAACCTAATTGGTTATGGAAACATAAACAGAAAACGGGAATACCAAAAAATATTGATATTATGCCTTGGCAATAATAACTAAGGAGTTAGAAAAATGAATTCAGAATTATTTATAACAATAACCAGCTCTGATATAAAATTAATGCAGGAAGCTTTACGGGATTATTCAGTGGAAGGAATCATGATTAAAAATAAAAATTGTCTTTTAAGAAAATTATATTCAATTCAGTCTTTGTTAAATAAATCCCAGAACAAAGAATTATATATTCAAAAGGAGTAATAAAAATGAGTAAAAGTGAAGCAATAGCTTATATCGTTGGCGGAATCCTAGCTTTGCTAGTTTGTTTGGTAATTCATTATTGGAATAAGGAAAATAAAAAATGAAAAATATGACTGAACCAGAATTCAAAAGAGAAATCAAAAGGCTTTCTAAACATATTGTTGAACTCCAGAAAACAAAAGGTGAATTGACAGACAAAGTAAAAGAACTTGAAATCCTGGTCAAGAAATTAGATGAAGAAAATAAATTAATTAAATCAGGATTCAAGACTTTAATGAATTGTAAGTAAAAATTTATTCATTTCTTAATGCAGATATTTCATCTCTTGCTTCTTGTCGTTTTTGTTTTATTTCTTCGGGTATAGGTTCACCTGTGTCTGCAAATCGGATTGCATACCAATCTGTTTGTGAAAGATATATCTCTAGTTCTAAAATCTTTTGTCTTATTTGTTCTTCCTCGGTTGGAGCAGGTGGGTCAACTAAAATTGGGTTTCCTTCTGCGTCTGCAATTATTATTTTTCCATCACTATTTGCTTTTTCAATAAGTTCAATATGTTTTTTATCATCAACTTCAACAAAAGATTTAAAGTTTTCCGTAGTAAAATCAAACCCATAACAATCATCGCTTTTAAGTTTTCCAAAATACATAATTAACACCCCTTAGTAACCTATTGCAAACCAAGCAATATTCGAACCACCGTCTATCCAAGATTTAAATGAACTTGCAGTTTTATTATAAACTCGAACACATTTATCAGAACCGCTTTGAGAGGTTGCTGTTCCCCAATCAAATATCATCATAACTACATAAGTATTACCATTTGTGAAACTTGTGTTCAATGAAATAGTTCTATCCCAACCACTCGCAGTATTTCTTCCCCATTGTAAAATTAAACCATTGGACAATTTTACATATCCACTAGGAGTAGAACCCCAACTTTTTGCTGAAATAATAGGTACTTCTCCGCTCTGTGCCCACGAAGTCGGTCTATCGGGTGAAGTTCCTGCATTTGCTCGCATTATATATGCTCGAAGTTGTGTTCTGCTTATTCCAAAAGCGGTCGCACCACCTACGTCGAAACCGCTATAACAATCCATTAAAAGCCAATCTTTGTAAGTAGTGTCAGACAAAACAGAAGTGTTCATCATATTAAAACGAACTCTGTTTTTTCCAACATATTGTGGATTCTGTTGTCCGCCACTACCTGTGTAAACACCCTTTACTAAATCTGTAAGTCCGCTAGTTTCAGAGGTTGTGGCAGAGGTGGCGGTTGTTGCGGAATCAGCTGTTTGAGCGTGTTCTGCTTCACTTACTTTCTGACCCACAATATTTCCATTTTCATCAATATGAATTTTAACAATGCTATCACCAGGAGCTATTGTAACATTTGTAGCTCCTGATTTTCCCGTGGTCAAAGTTAATGTATAATCGCCTGAAAGATTTTTAACATAGATTGTATAATTCTTTGAACCGGTTTTCTGATTATCCAGATAGAATGTAAAAGTTCTATTGGCAGTCATTGTTCCAGTGAATCCGATTGTATTGTAAGTAACATCCTTTTTATCCATAGTTCTGTTAGCGGTCATTGAATACCACTTAACACTTTCTGTGGACTCAGATTTATTACTTGCTTCCTGAATCTTTCTTAAAATTAATTGTAATTGGTCGTCAAGATTTGGTTGAGGTTTTCCAAACTCAAATTGTATTTCGTAATTTCCCCATGACCAATGTTCTATAACTGAAAGAATCTGAACCACGGCAGATTTTCCAGAAAAAGAAACTGTAATTATATCACCGACATTATATTGTTCTTTGTAAATATATGGACATTTTGCAAGACCATTTCCCTGCATTTGAATTGTCTGTCCGTATTGATTCAACATAGAAAGGGCTTCTGCTTCATATTCAGATTCTATGGTCATTGTAGATTTATTGTCCCAAGATTCAAACCTATCAAGACCTGAAGGTGAATTTCCTTCAATTGCATTTTCACCTTCATATATATCTCTGGAATCGTTTTGACCTTTTCCGCCAACATAAATTGCATTACTGAAAGATTCTGAACTATCAACAAATTGTCCGTTAGCTAAAGATTCATAATCAGTGTCAAATCTGATAGTCTGACTTTTGTTTTCACCCTGATAACATTCCAGAACAAGAGAACCTTCAATAAAACTTATCCTCCAACCTATTTCAGATTGAGTTGCAATTGTTTTGCAGACTTCATAAAGATTTGTAAATTGCTCTGAAGCAGAAAATTCTTTTCCGATGGCATCAGCCTGAGCAGGAATCACGTTGGTAATTGGTAATTGTCTTTTTGTCTCTGCAGAACTTCCACATTGGTCTTTAATCAGATTTCGTAAAACAATTTCCCCTTTTCCAGTCATGACCCACAATCCGTTAGAGTTCAAATTTCTAATAACCCTACGCTTCAAAATATATCTAGCATCATAACCAGAAATTATTCTTAACTGGGAAATTTTTCCATTCTCATCAATAGTGTCCTGCACCTTTGAGATTTCACCAAAGTCATAAGAATCATTTCCAAATTGAACAAATAAACCCCTCTGAAATAACTGGGAGTTTGGAATATTGAAATTTATTGTGATAGAAAATTGTCCAGCTTCATACAAATTATTTTCAAAGCTGACTTCCTGATAGTCGTCAATTATTGCTATCTGGACAAAAGAGTTGTTTTCATATTTGTAAAGTCTCAAAAGTGGTTTTTCTTTATAACTCATTTTTTATTCCTCTTATCAAAATATTTATTTGTAAGTAACCAGGTGATTCCAGATACACCCGCAATAATTAAAACTACCCCCAGTAAAGCCATTTTATACTCCTATGTATTTATTTCTGAACTTTAGAATAGCTACCATAACTCCTGAATCCAGAGTGAGTATTATTTTATTTTCACCAACCTGTAAATTAAAATTAATATCTTTGACCTGATTTATGATGTTGTCACCAAGAGAATAATTCAAGTTACCCAAAGATTGATACAATCCCACAAAATAGAAATCTTTATTCCTTACAAAATACTTAAAAGTAAATTGACCATTCACAAGGTCTGTTTTCCAATATGAACCATCAACTGAATAAAAAATTCCACTTCCACCAATAGCATAAAAAACAGATTCCTTACATATAATGTCGACAATTTCAGAATATTGAGTGTCATATTTATATGCAAGTTCTGAGTTAAAATTAAATGAACATAATCTAGTTAGAAGGAAATCTTCAGAACTTTCAAACCAGACAATTGCAGTTTCAGATGCAGAACATATAATTTTTCTATTACGGAGCGTCTGAATATCAGAAGTTGTGTAGTTGCAATGGGCAGTGTAAGATTTTATTGGTTGCACTGAATTTGGATTTTCAATAAATTCATTTATATCATAAATTCTAATGTATCTATAATCTATGGTAGAGCCCAAGTCACTTATTATAATAAGATAATTATCATATCCACAAATTCCAGCGATTCCAAAATCATTTACTAAACTTCTGATTTCCCCTCTATCAATTAAATAAATATAATTAGCAAATAAAAGTAATTTATCCCCATTTTTATATAAATAACAACTCACTACATCTTGTATTGGACTACCGAGCATTTGAACATCAGGTAAAGATGCATAATATGAACTATATTCATAAACAAATAATAAATCATAACACATAATAGGCTGTTCATCAAAACGAGTGGTATAGATAATTTCATCATTATAAATCAATGAATAATTATTGTCTGTATCTGGATTAACATTATAAACAATTTTATAGAACCTATTGTTTTCAACTCTGACCATATAATCATGTGAAGTGAAAGTCTGGAAATCTGAAGTACTTTCAGATGTATACGATTCACCAGTCGTTAAACTTTCAACAAAATTTATATAATATTCACCATTATAATAACAACTCAACATTACATAAACATTTTCATAAGTCTTGAGAAGGGTCAATTCTGTAACATCTGCATTTGCCTGATATATTTTGAAAATATACATTGGCGTAGGTTCTTCCTGAATTTCCATGGTTGTAAAAAATAAATTATTATTAATGAGTTGAACCGCAAATAATTTTCCTGAATAATCTGAAAGAATTTCTTCATAAGTAGAAAAATCAGATGTCTTGTATGCATAACCTTCTCCAACGCAAATATAATAACCGTTCCAATATTCAATAGTATCAACATTTGACATTGAACCTGAAAAATTAATAGTGGACCAATCAACTCCATTTTCTGTGGTTAAAAATTTGTCATTATCCTTTATAACAAACAAAATATTATTCGTTACAATAATACCTCTGGCGCGTTCAGTTTTTTCTAAGTCTGTTGCAAGTTCCCAGACCATACCATCCTGACTTCTATAAATTGAATGGTCTTGAGTATTATCATCTCTGTAATAATAACCTTTATAATAAACCCAGTGAGCAGGTTGTACAGCTTCCCCGCCAGAAGTTTTTATGACTGAAAAATTTTCACCATCTTCTGTATAAAAATAATCACCATTTCTACAAAAGAAATAGGCACAATCTTTTGTCGTTTCAGCGAATTCTATAAGTTCAGTTATCCCAGTAATAGTTTTTGAAGTCCAGTGTTCAAAATCTTCTGAAATACAAATAGTTCCATCTATACTTCCTGCAATATATTTACCTTTGAAATAAACACAACAAAGTAAATGGTCTGGAATATCTGATAATAAAATAAATTCATTATTTATGTAATCAATATGATTTGAACCATAGATTTTGATTCTTGAAAATAATTTTGAGTATCCGCAAAAATCTAAATTCCTAGAACCAACCCTATAATCTTCATGGTCATAATCATAACTATTATTTCTTTCATGAATATTAAAAAGGGTAAATATATAACCATTTGTTCCAACAAGGAAAAATTTTCCATCATGGTAAGCTATTGATTTTATTGTTTCAGAAAGTGAAGAAGCATACCACCAACCACCACCTGTAGGATTCACGCTAGCTCTGACTATATTTTTACCAGCCCAAACAACATTTGTTCCATCGGTCGCTATTGCATAATAATTTTCTGAATCAGGAGTTGTAATTTCATCAATAGGTCTAGGAGTACCTTCCCTGATTTCAGAATAATACATTTTACCAGAATCACCTACAATGAAAATATAATTTCCTTTTTTGACCATAGCGTTACAATTAACACTTACAGATTCTGAATTTACTGAAGTGAATGTTACGCAATCAGGGGAATAATAAAGTGTTCTGTTAATCATGAAATAAAATAAATTATTCTCTGAATCAAACATACAACAATAAACCAATCCATTTGGTTTTGTTTCTATATTTTCCCAGTGAATACCATCTAAACTTTTTATTAACTTATTAGTTCCTTCTCCAATAACAAAAGTACCATTTCCATAAGCTCCGCACCAAAGGTTCTCTGAAGGAATATAAACTGTTTCATAATTAACCATGTCTTTGGTTACAGAAATAACCCTACCCACACTTACCAATAATTCATCATTTTCAAGGAAGAATTTTCTCTGGTCCGCAATCAAAGAAAAACCCATTTTCTTTTTATTCGCAGATTTTCTTCCAGGGGCTAGGTTAATAATTGAATCCTGAACTTCCCCTGATAAAACCAATTTCGTTTCATTTGAAAGATTTTTTAATTTTGGATTTGTTCCAGAACCTAATAATTGAATTTCAGGTTCACATTTGTAGTCACCCTGATAATCAATATTTATAGAATTATTTCCTTCAATGGTAATTGAAGTTTCTTCCAAATCTTCCCAATATGGATTGCAGGCAGTCCAAGACAAAGAAGCTTTTGGTGTTCCAGAATCATTACTATTATGAGTTGGAAACAATGGAATCTGTGGGATACATTTAATTCTTTTAGTTGTGAAATCATTGGTATAAATCAGATAACCTTCACCAAGCTTTGGGTTAAGAATATGTATTAATTCTCTTCTTAATCTATATCTTGTTTCGAGGTTGTTATTGTCCTGCATTTTAAGAGTTACAGATAACTCTCTTTGTTCAATTAAAGCATCAAGAAAAACCCCACCATCTTCAAACGGGGTTTGCTGACTCTGGATATTTAACGAAGCGTTTGAAAATCCTTCCCACTCTATAATACCATAGGGAGCTTTTGTTAAATTTATTTCATTACCAAGTGAGTTTTTCCAGATTAATTTTTGCATAACAATTACCTCTTTTTAGATTATACCATTAATAGCCATTTGTCTGCTATATCGTTTTAATTGATTCATCATTGCAAAGGCTGAAGTGTCTTGTAAATTATTGAATACAACGCTCCAGTTATTTGTATTTCCACTAGCTAAAGCTTTCTGGGTATTACCTGCATTCAGAACTTGCTCACCGCCATGGAACTTAACGAGTTCTGGACCAGCTTCACCAACCAAGTGAATTCCGCGAGTTGCATTATTTGTTCCCGTAGCATAACCGCTACCGGTAAAGGCTGAATCTAACAAGGAATCCAGACTTTCAATTGTTTCATTTGCCTGATTAAATATCCAGCTCAGGTCACGTCTAATTTCATGCAGGCTTGTTTCAGAGAATCCTTCCGCAATTCCTTTGCTTATTGCTTTTCCAATAGCTTCTATTTCTGATTTCATACTTTCAGTATAGACAACCGATTGAATCAACATTTTACGAATCCATTTTTTCATGTTAGCCAAGAAATCACCCTGCGAAAGTCCGTTGCTGATTCCATCAATCAAATTACTAGCTATGTCCCCGCCAAGGTCCTGAATGGATTCTTTGAAACTCTTTATGAGTTTTTCCAGACTGGTCAATTTTTCTTCCACGGTGTCGATTACTTCACCAAAAGCTTCTGAAATAATTTCTTCAGCCTGCTTTGCCTGAGTTGATGCGGTTTCCCAGAGTTCTTCCAACTCCTCTTTCAATTCTTTAATAGAACCATTACCCAAGAGAGCTGAAGAAATTTTACTTCCAATTTCTGCAAGTCTCTCTTGGAAAGATTCTGTATAAACTGAAAGCTTTATTAAATTTTCCCTGAAAAATTCTTTCATGTTACCAAGGAAATCTTCCTTTGTAGCTCCATCGATAATATTATCAACTAAAGTTCCGCCAATAGTTTGACCAACACTTCCGAGTGCATCATAAACATCAAGTAAAAGGTTCTGGATATTTAATTTTTGTTCTGCCAGGACTATTTCAGAGAATTGTCTTGCTTCTTCGAGCTGAGCGAATAAATTAGTAATATCACCATTACCATAGTCTGATTTTAATGACTCTTTTTCACTTTCACTTAAATCATTATATTGTTTTAGTAAGTCATAATATTTTGATTGAGATGTGTACAAATCTTTATATGATTGAATTGTTTCTTTATTAGCATCAATCTGGTCTTGATATCCTTTCAGAGTTTCTTCAATAATTTTCTTGCTTTGTTCATATGCTTCTTTTGCTACTTCTTCCAATCCTTCAACTTCATTTTCAAGTGACTTGATATATTGCATTAATTCATTGATTCTTCTTGTAAGGTCAGCTTTCGCTATGTTGGAACCAATACCAAGGAATATTTGTGGAATCCCTAGTGTGAGTATAGATGCTCCAGCACTAGCCTGCTCCAGCGCTTTTAATTCACCCATGAGTTTTGCAATTTCTTCTTCAGTTTTAGCTCTTTCAGAAATTAAATTTTCAATTTGTGATAAATATGTTTCTTGTGTTTCTTCAAATAAGGTTTTATATTTATTCACATTTGAAACCAAATCTCTTGCGGTATTGGTAACTCCCTTTTTAATATTTTCCAGACGCTTCATAAATTCTTTCAGAGAATTACCAGCCTTGTCTGCAGACTCACCAATAGCATCAATTTCTTCCGCGGTAGATGAAAGGGATTCTGCCACCTGTGAAGTTACTCCAGATGCTACAAACGCGGCTACAGCTCCCGCAGTCGCAACAGCGGCCTCTGCATAACTATAGGCCATAGCTTTTGTAACAGCTAAAGCGGCGAGTTGAGCGCCAAGAGCTGAAAGAACTTCAGACAATGATTTCAGGGCCACGGCAGAAAAATCTTCAAATCCATGACCCGTACTAACAAGACCTTTTCCGATTAATTCGAAGGTAGTTCCTAAAGCATCTTTTAATGAACTATAAGTTGTTTTGATAACATCAGACCAATCTTCTGCATCTTTCTTGATTTCTTCTTTCAAATTAAAGATTGCATTTTCAATAGCCTTTGAAGTATCATCAAAAAACTTTTCCCATTTTGAGCGCATATCTTCGAGCTGGACTTCTGTAGTATCTGAAAGTTCCAGCATGTCATTTTCTGCACTCTTTTTATATTTCTTTCTTTTCTTGTCAATTTCATCCAGATTCTTTAATTCAATATTTGCGGTTTTTCCCGTTAATTCCTGAATTCGTTTTTCAGTCTCTTCAACTCTCTGCTCATATTCTTTTCTATCTTCATCGCTCTTATCAATAAAATGGTCAAGACCTTTTATTGCGAGACTCAATGTTGTCTGTATAGCAGGAGGTAAAAGAAAACTGGTCTTTGATAATAAATCCAGATACTTACGAATTCTATCTTTGAATCCACCAAACATAGAATCAACTGCCATCTGAATTTGATTTTCAATTCTTAAAACAATTAACTTTGCATATTCCCAAGCAACTTGCCAATCACCATCAATTAAAGCATTAACCAGACCAAAAACATTTTGAATAATCTTGTATAGATTATTCAGGGAATTATAAATATTTTGTTTCCATGTTTCAAAATTATCTGAAGAAAATTCTAGCTGGATACCTAATTTATTAAAGGTTTCCTTTATGTTATTGTAGAACATTACTAAAAATTCTTTAACGATGTCTACCACATACTCTATATGGGCAACGATTCCAGCGAAATCAATTTTCTTTACTATCTCTGTAAATCCTCTTAAACTATTTGCAGATGAATCAGCCAGCTGACTAAATATAGGCATTAATTGATTACCAATAGTTTCTTTAAGTTCTATGATAGCATCTTTCTGTTTATCAAAAGAACTCTGCGCAGATTTTGATGCGCCACCATAAGTGGTACTTAATTCATCGAGAATGATTTTCTGGGCTTTTAATTGCTCCCCATTTTTGACCAGGATTTCAAGTTCTTTTTTCTGCTCGTCAGTAAAAGCAAATCCCTGCCTTCTTAATGAGTCTAGACCCTTGATAGGGTCATCAAGAGCTTTACCTACAGTTTGAACCGCACTCTTCAAATCCATTCCCATTACGGTAGCCATATCTGTTACAGCATCGCTGGCTTCCTTGAAAGTTTCACCGGTAATGTTTCTGAATCCCAGAAGAACAGATTGCATGTCCTGAATTTCACCCACGGTGTAATTTGTGCTATGGGCAATGTCTTCAGACATCTTTACCAATTCTTCGGTAGAAGTCCATGCGGTAGCGCCAGTTACTTTCAAAGTGTTGTTCAGAATCTTAAATGATTTATTTGCAGAATCCGCACTTTTTACACATTCTTTTCCAAAGTCAGTAATAGCTTTTATCCCTACAGTTAATCCTGCAAAAGATAATGCTTTTGTGATAACCTTTGAAAGATTACCAAAAGTGTTAGAAAGATTTGTGGCTGAAGTTTGAGCTTTCTTCATGCCTTTGTCAAAATTAGTCGTGTTGGCTTCAACTATCGCTTTTACTCTAAAATCACTATCAGCCATTTTTCAAACCTCACTAAATTAAAATAATCTACTTACTAATTCTGGATTTATTGGAATATCAACACCAGGAATCGGTCCTGATTCTTTTCGTTCCATTTCGTCAGGGTCTTTACCCCAGACATAACTTGCAATATAAATAGCCAAATTTTTTTGTTTCGTTTTTTCTATTTCTTTTTTCTGGTCAATTAAAGCCATCACTTTTCTTGGAGTGGATTCCCAGAAGAATTGTTCAGTCATACCCATTAACAGAACTTCTGTCAAAAGGTATGACCAAGGAAATTCATTTACGCTTCCGCTTCCGCTTTTTTTTCAGAATCACTTTCTGGTAAAGCTCCATACAAAGCTTTGCTGAAAGTTTCGGTAATCATTTTAACATCCTGAAGTCCATAGTCATCAAGAATGTTTTCTTCGGTGACTCCTTCTTTATCCTGAAGTCCTATGAACATTAAATGTGGAATAATGGTAAAAGGTTCGTTTTCTATTTTTTCCTGAAGACTTTCAAGATTCTTCAAACCACCAAATTCCTTTTCAATCTTTGCCCATGCAGAGAAATTAAATTTGATTTCGCGTTCTTTACCATGAATAAACAAGGTAACTTTCTTAGGGTCAACTTTTTCAAGTTCTTTCATTTCTTCCATTTTGTCCATCCTTACAAAATTAAAAATATTCCTTCCTGATTCTTTTCAGGACCAGGAAGGGTGATAAATAAACTTAAAGGCTAGTGTCCAGCATTGGAGTTGCAGAAACTCCGCTATTGTCTTTAAGTCCTGAAGTTACAGCTACGCTAGCAACTGCTTCTTCCTCTGCATCAGGAGTAAAGGTGATTGTAGGAGCAGTGTCAGTTCCACCAAAGGTCAAAGAACCTTTGATTGGTTCACCACTAGCATCAGCTACAAGAATTGTTTCACTAACCTTTGCGGTAGCCTGAGCAAATGTGAAAGCATTTCCAGATGCTTTTGTTCCAGTAAGAACTACATTGTCACCTGAAGCAGATGCTGTAATAGTCAAAACTGAAGTATCTGGAGTTGTTGAAATAACTGGAGCGTTGAACCAGTTAGCAATAAGGCTTGCAGGAACGGCAGGGTCGTCAGTTCTGCAATGAGCGCCAATTGTTCCGCTTTGCTGTCCATCTGGGACAAACTGAGTTTTAACAAACTGGGCTGTAAGATTCTTGTGACCAAAAGTGATAGAATCTCTTTTTGTTTCACCACCACTTTCAGGAACAGAGAATTTACCTTTTGCATACCAGAGGTATTCATAAACAGCATCACCATTTTCATCTGAACCGGCCAAGAGAATCTTTGCACCAAAAGCAAAGTATGGGCTCTGGTCAAGGTCAGTTTCAATAGTAACACCATTTACTCTTTTCTGGCCAAGCATCTTTGCTTCATTTTCAGGGGTAATGTCAATCATCTCAAGAGACAATTCAGTATTACCACGATTATTCTGCGCAAAGAAAGCTCCATTGTCAGCATAGTCTGTTTCTACGCTTGAGTTTGGATTTACGGTTGCTACAACTGCACCAGGGATGGAAAAAGGTGTATCGTAAACGATTCCATTTTCATCATCTGAAAGCACTTCAGCAAGAACCAAACCACTTAAACCAATTTTTGGTCTTTCCATTTTTTTATTCCTCCATTTCAAAGAATATATTTCAATTATTATAAATTGACTTATTAAAAACCATAACCCTATGTTCCGCATCTGGGTCAGGGTCACTCACTTCTCTATTTTGAGAGCAGTGCCATAAATCTTCATTCATGACTTCCGCAATCTTGATTCCTATTTCTGAAGTTGTTGAATAACCATCCAACTTCTTTGAAAAAATATGAATCATTACAGAACAATCATCAGCTCCGCTCTTATTGTCATTATACTCACTATCACTCTGATTATCATCAAGAAAAATGATGCAGGGAAAAATTTCTATTTCGTTAGGATATGAACTACAAATATTTTCCTCTGGAACTAAAGTTGTGACTCTGGAATCTGAAAGCAATTCTGCATATAATTTTTTTGCGTTTATCATTATTGATTACCTCCAGCAAAAGTTTCTTGAACTGCTTTAGTTATTGATTTTCTGATAAAATCATTATTGCTTTTCATGGCAGGACGCAACCAAGGTCTCTGGACCATTTTGGTTGTTCCATATTCAGTCCAGAAAGCATAATCTGGTTCTTTTAAGGTACTTCCAACGATTCCATAAACTTCTTGTCCTGAACCCTGAACTTCATAATTAATACTATCTCTTAATCTTCCCGTATCTACAGCAGGTGGATTTTCAGGTAATGAAGGATGGTGGGCTTTTGATTGATTATTGGTGTAATATGATTTACTCATATTTCGTGGAGTGTGAGCCATATTGAATTGTATATCATCATGGACTTTTTTACAGCACAAACCAATGGCTTTTTCGAGTTTGGAATTTATTCCAGACGCTTTTTCTTTGAGAAAATCAGGAAGTCCAGCCAATTCTATTTCATTACTCATTTTTCATTTTCCACTGGAATCAATAAAAATTCCTTGTGGAACCTCCAAACATTAACGGGCTGAATATTATAATATTCAACATTACCATTTGAGTAAATAACTTTAGCTCTATTTCCTGAAGTCATAAACTCACCACTCGATATATCACAAAAACATTTTTTGGTGTTTGCTGTTTTCGCATTGATTCCATAAAGTTCAATCTGAGCAGATGTCAGGACATTTGGTTGAACATCTGCAAGAAAAGATTCAAGAGGATTTTCAAAATCATAAGTCTTGATTTTCGTTCCTTCCGAATTCTTTGTAACTTTAAGGTCTGAAACATAAATTGTTGAATTTGGAAAAAATAACATTTTGATTACCCCCTATACAATAAAAGGATAATCAGGAAAGGCGGGTCTGCAATTTCTATTGACATCCATGGAAGGACGACTTCTAATTAAATCTAACAGCATCCTACCATATTTTGTGGCAGACAATTCTTTGTCACTTGTAGAATTATTGAATCCGATATTTATACCGCCTTCCTGCAAGTGATTCACGCTACCGCCACCAATAGCTAAAATATTATTTAATTCTGATTTCTGAGTTAAGGTAAATAAATGGCAGGCTTTATACGCTACTGCCTGATTATAGAGTTTGCCAAAAAAACGACTGGACAAACTTTCCTCAGCCATCTGGACATAGTTAGGTAAGGATGGACTACCTGCCAAATCTGTACAGATAGTCTGGATTATTTGTTCAGTCGTCATCATACAATTTTACTCCCCAGCTTTCAGGGCGTTAATGTAATCAGCTTTCTTTGAAAGATTCTTTACATCTATTCCACGCTCTTTGCAGGCTGATTTTAATTCAGCAAGAGACATTTTTTCAAAGTCTACTTCTGAATCCTGACTTTCGTCAGAATCTTCTTCATCTGAATCAGAATCATTTTCTTCATCATCAAAATCATCTGAGTCAGAATCTTCCAAATCTTCAGAATCATCTTCTTCATCTGAATCAAATTCATCCAAAGACATTGGTGCTTCATTTTCAAGTTTAGAATCTGGAATTTCATCTTCTGGAACTTCCAGCTCGAGTTTTTCAAATCTTTTAGTGATTGCCAGACGAACTTCTTCATTGGTAATTTCTTTATACCATTTTTTCAAAGTATCTGGGTTGATACATTCAGAAACATATTTTACAGCAAGGTTTGTCGGCATCTGCTTCAAATCCTTTGCTTTAATTCCACCAGTCTTACCACGACCAGCTGAAACTTTCTGTGCAAGAATTTTGATTTCACCACTTTCAAGTTCTGCAGTGATATTTCCCCGCATTGCTTTCCATTCGTCGTCAGTGACTTCATTTGTACCAGGCAAAAGTTTTACCATGGTTCTTTCCAGAACAAGACCCTCTTTTGGTGTCAGGGTTACGCACTTCAAGTGTTCTACTTCAGGTTGATACTTAATTAACATAATTTCCATCCTTTTATGTTGATAAAAACGGTCTATAACCGCTCTAGGATTCAAAAAATAACGGGTATCTGAATAAAATCATGTATTTAGTCATTTAACTCAAAATACCCGTTATTTTAGTCTTATTTCAGAATCATTTATTAAATACCATCTGCATAAGCGAATGCGAGTGGGTAATAAATGATTGTTCCAGCACATTCAGAATGACAAGGAATTGTGAATTCCATTCCTTCCTGCTGAGCTTCAAACTGCTCAAAAGGCTGAGGGATTTCAAGAGTAATGTGCTCTTCATCGAAACGACCAACCATTGCGCGGTTTGTACTTCCAGCACCAAAGTTCTTGAGTTCTGACAGCCAATCAATTTTCTTGATATATGGGCTGTTTTCCAAAATATATTTCATCAAGGTCTTTGTTCCATCTTCACCGATACGGCGGGAAGCGATGTCGTTGTACTGAGCGATTGGCAAAAGAAGTGTGTCAGGAACTTCACGAGCTGAAGTTGGTTCCATTACAGCATTTACCATATCGTTAATATCACGAACAATCTGGTCTGGAGTCTTTGATGCCCAAGTCTTTGAAGAACCTGTTCCATCATTCTGAAGAGTTACTTCAGTGATACCAGGGAAATCAAGAAGTCCAAAAGTACCATTTACTTTGTCAGACTTCAAAGCCATTTTGTTCATCTGCTCATCATGAGCGCGACGAGCGGTAATAGCTCTGCGCTGGTCAAGACCTTTACCGGTACGATTTGATGCACGAATTTCCTTGATAGAATATCCGTAAGAATCACCGATTCCCTTAACCTTTACAGATTTTTCCTCACCATAAATATCAACGCGTGGGAAGTCCTTTGCATAATCTGCAATGACTTTTGCGAAACCAACGCCACGATACTGGTGGTAAACAATTTCGTTAATTCCTGCTCCAGCTTCTGTTGAAATAGGAATCAGCATCAGACCTTTGAGTTCAGCGTACTTTGCATCGTAAGACTTTGACTTTACATATGCAAGCTCGCGGTTGAAAAAGACAGATTCATTTGAATCAAGTCTAAGTGGGTTATTGCTTTCAATAGCCATTTTCTATTCCTCCATTAATCAAGAGAAACAAGAGCGAGTGAATCATCACCGCTTCCGTTTTCTGCTCCAGATTTGAATTTACCAACCAAAGTGTTTCCACTTGATTCAGTTGTGAAAGTTCCAGCCTTTGTTACATAGGCAGAAGCTTCAGGACTTGGAGTTACTCCAGATGCAAGAACTACCCAGATGTAACCCTTTTCCATAACATTCACAGCTTCTTCCTTGATATAACATCCGCGAGAATCAAGGAAAGCGTTCTGGTGGAATACTGAAACACCTGCATAAACTGCATCAGATGAAAGAGTAGCCTTTGATTCAGTTACATCGCTTCCATCATAAACAACTTTTACAGAAAGTTCAGAATCATCGTCAGATGTCAGGAAAATCTTTCCTGCATCACCTGAAGTTCCAGCCACAGCGGTAACTCCTTCAACATCGTCATTAATATCTGAAACCAGACTTGCGACATCTGTTCCGATAGTTCCAGATGTAGTTACATCAACATCAACTCCGTTGATTGTAAGAACGATGTCCTTTGAAGCTGTTGTGTAAGATGATAAATCAATTGTGGCTTTGTTATTATGCTTTCCGTTGAGAAGAGCATTTTTCAGGCCATTCAAGAAAACAGCCTTTCCATAATTGATTACTTCTTTTGCAGGAATTGAAACAATTGTTTTTGGATTCATTCCGTAAAGCAATCCTGCCATTGCTTTTTCGCCATCGAGATTACCGTAAAGATTCATTTTACTTTTCCTCCTGACCATGATTCTTCATTCTGCGAATCATTTTTTCGCGGGCGTCATTTTCATCCATGTGATTTTCTGGTGGCATATCAGACATTACCTGACGATTTTCACCATCATTCTTTTCACAAAGCATTTCAACTGTGGCGTCGTAGCGAGCCTGAACATAAACCTCATCCTTTCCGTCAAAGTTCGCATTCTTGAACTTTGAAAGAATGATTGCTTTCTTAATGTCCATATCAGACATATCTTCTTTAACTTCAACATTTGCTTTTTCAGCATTGTGAAGAAGTTCCATTTTTGCCTTAACGGCTTCGTCAAGTCTTGAAGAATCAAGATTTGCTTTCTTAGCTTCATCCAATTCTTTTTCAAGACCATCAGCCTTGTCTTTGGCAGTGTCACGCTCTGCTTCAACTTCAGAAATACGCTTTTCAAGTTCAGTCACTTTCTTTTCCATATCAGCAACTTTCTTGTCCATGGTTTTCTTTGTTTCGCAGGCGTCATTTTTGACAGCTTCAGCTTCAGCTTTAGCAGTGTTCAATGCTTTGATTACCTCTGCTTCTGCTTCATAGTCGATGCCGTCCAAGTTGATTTTTTTCAACATGCTGGTACCTCCATCTATTTTTGTTACCATATCCTCAAGGACAGCATCTTCACTGTCCGCTCTGAGTTCAATTTTAGCGTTGTCCCCTGCTCGCGCAGAATCAACAATAGCACAATGATTATAACGAATTTTTCTCTGGATAAAATCATACTCAACACCGCACCAGGTAGCTCCTGGTTCTGCCATTTCAAGGTCGCAGGTATAACCCATTGAAAGTGCCTGCTTTCCATTCAGGACCGCATCAATAGCATCTTTCTTTGTGATAATCATATCAACGGCGCAATTAATTCCGTCTGTAATTTCCTGCCAGTTTCTGTCATGCCATTCTTTTGTCCATGAAGGATTGTCACCAAGACTTCCAACCTGAAGTTTGTCTGCATTGTCCTGAGTTACAAGT